TCGTGTTGTTGAGATTAAACAATACTTACACGATCATCCGGAAATCACTCATTGGGTTTCAGTTGATGATCTTAATATGGGTAAAAACGGTGAGCCTTGGAAAGATGATTGGGCGATTAATAATTTTGTTCTAACACCAAAAAGTAGTGAAGGTATTAAACAAAATGGGATTAAAGAAAAAATCTTAAAATTTTTATCGTGAGAGACATAAGACAGATATTCAAAGGGAATGAACATTTGATGGATTTAGAACCGGTTGATAATCTTATTGATTATTGTCGTGATCTTGAAGGTCAACTTTTTGAAAAAAATCTTGAGGAAACAAACAACAAAGAACAAATCTTAAAATCAATAATCCAGGATGTTCTGGCCAGTTGTGATGAACTTGAAGAAAATAAATTACTTAGTGAAAGGTACCCAGAACTATATAAAAAACCTGATCCAGACTCTTTAATAAAAAATTTAAAAGATTATATTTTAGAGATGAACCGTGTTAATAAACTTGGTTTGTAGGATAGTTATAGAAAAGACTGTTACTAAATAAAAGAAAAGATTTAAATATTATGACAAAAAAAGTAAAATTATTTATGGTTGATGAAAAACCATATCTTGTATCATTAGACAAGATTGAAGTTGGTGATAAAGCAATTGTAACAGTTGGAGGACAATACCCAAGTATTGTTGAATGCGGTAACGAACAAATTATCAGTTTAATTACAGAATCAAAATTAACATTAACTCAGGCGTTTAAAATATTTCTTGGTCCGGAAAAGATTACCCTTGATCAGGGACAAATTGACACATTAACCGAAGGTGACGGTGTTGTAGAAATTGAAATGGAAAACGGAGAAATAAAGTTCAACATATGATATTAATAGAACAAATTTTATATGGTTTAACTGGGGTTTTTATTTTTATTTTAATTCCATTTGAAGTTTATTGTAAGTACAGAAAAAGTAAGAAAAGATGAAAACTGTATTAGTAACTGGTGGTTTAGGTTATATTGGATCTCATACAGTTGTTGAATTGATTAAATCCGGATTTGAAGTTGTGATTTTAGATAATCTCTCAAATTCGGATATTTCATTTTTGGACAGGATTATTGGTATATGTAAATTAGAAACCGGTAAACAACCAATTTTTTATGAAAAAGATTGTAGGGAAGATATGTATAAAATTTTCTCAAGTCACAAAATAGATGGAGTGATTCATTTTGCAGCATTAAAAGCTGTTGGTGAGTCCGTAGAAAAACCTTTGGAGTATTACGATAATAATATTAATTCTTTATTAAATATTCTTGAAAATTGTAAAAAGTTTAAAATTAAAAATCTTGTCTTTTCTTCTTCTTGTTCTCTTTATGGAAATGTTGATTTATTACCGGTTAATGAAAATACCAAAATTTCAGATCCAGAGTCACCATACGCATATACTAAATTAATTGGAGAAAAAATTATTGAAGATTTTTGTAAAATAACTGAATTAAACGCAACACTTCTTAGGTACTTCAATCCAGTAGGTGCTCACAGATCAGGAATGATTGGCGAATCACCAGTAACAAAACCAAATAATATTATGCCGGTAGTTTGTAATTCAGTAAAGGGTGATGAGTTAATTGTATTTGGTAATGATTATCAAACCAGAGACGGATCCTGTATTCGTGACTATGTTCACGTTTCAGATATTGCAAACGCACACATTTTAGCTCTTGAATGGATGATGAAAAATAAACTAAAAAAACCGGAAGTATTCAATTTAGGTTCCGAGTCTGGTATTAGTGTCTTTGAATTAATTAACACGTTTGAAAGGGTTAATGGCGTAAAAGTTAAATATAAAATTGGAAACAAAAGACCTGGGGATGTTGTTCAGATTTATTCGGACTCAACAAAGGCAAAAAAAATTCTTGGGTGGGAACCAAAACACAATATAGATGATATGGTTGAGTCAACTTGGAAATGGTATCAAAATTTAAATAATTAATTTTTTGTAGGAACTTGTATAAGTAAAAAAAAGTTTATATCTTTACACATATTATAAAAAATGGAAGATAGAAACACATACCTATTAAGTCAAGAATTTCAGATGACATTTACTCAAGAGGCTGATTGTTGTGATCGGGGTGATGGTCAATTTTTAACAATTAAAACTGAGAACGGTGGTGGTGGCGATTTTTTTGTTATTGAAACAAAAAGATGGGCCTTTGATAATATCCCAGAATTAATAACAATTCTAAAAAGATTTCAAACAAAACACCAATTAATTAAATCAAAAGAATTAGAGTAAAATGACAGAAAAAGAAGTACAACTATTGGGGTTTCAAAAAGAGAACTTAGTTGATTATGATCAGGAAGATTCGTATTATTATGTTCTGGACATTGTTGAGGGATTGACATTCATCACACCAACAAAGGACGATATAAAAAATGACGAATGGTATGTGGAGATATTCAATACGGATCCCTTTATTAGGTTTCGCAAATTTGAGGAAGTTCAAGTACTAATAAACAAATTAACAAAAGCAATTGTAAAAAAATGAAAGACGTACGATTAATTTATGAATCATTACTTAATGAACACCGGAAAATCCAGAACGAGATTTCGGACATCAAAGCCGGAAGTTTTGATCTAAATCCAGAAGAAAAAAGAAAAGTCCAGGAACTGGAGAAAAGACAAGTACAATTAATGAACCAAATGAGAGTTCTTTTTAATAGTAAAAATGGGTAATAAAATGAATAAAGAGTATTTTAAATTATTTTTGATGTGGTTAGTTGTATATCTAATCGTATCATTCTACGGAGAGTATGTGATCAGTAGAGAAGTTAATGGGTTCCTACAACTTTTTGGTTTTGTCGGAGTTATATGGGCCTTGATTTATGTAGTAGGCAAAACAATTAAAATTTTATTTAAAAACAAAAACGAAGAAAAATGATTGGATTTAGTATTTTTATTTTAACATTACTTATTAGTGGTTTCATTGCATTTGCCACAAGAGAAAAAATGTATACGGCTACAGAAAATAGATTTGGTACATCCAGAGAGTTTAACGCTTCTTGGTTGGTTAAACCAATCGGAACACTGATTGTTGGAACACTACTTTCAATGATCCAACCATTCAAAATTGAGAGAGTTGATAATAGTGAAAAGGGTCTTAAGGTTAATCTAACCGGTACATCAAGAGGTCTTGCAAAATATGAATACAAAGCCGGTTGGGTTGTATATAATACTTGGGCCGAAGAACTACACACGTACCCAACATTCCAACAACATATTGAGTACGACGAACAAACGGTAATTACAAAAGGTGGTTTTGCGGCAACAATTAAACCAACATTTAACTACTCACTTAAAACAGAATCAATTGGTGATATGTTTATAAACTTGAGATTGGGTATTAAAGAAATAGAACAAGGTTGGCTTAAAAATGCAATCGTGTCATCTGTAAATGACGTTGCAAATCGGTGGGAAGTTGACGCAATCTTTAATAAACGTGAAGAGTTTGAGGCGGCAATTGTAACCGAATGTAATAAAAGAGTTGCTAAATGGTTTACTGTGTCCCAGTTGAGAACAAATATCATCCCACCAACATCACTACAAAAGGCAATTGAAGGTAAGACAAAAGCTGTCCAGGAAGCTCAAGCAGCAATGCAAAGAAAACTTGTGGCCGAAGCTGAAGCTCTTGAAAAAATTGCAATTGCAAGAGGTGACTCCGCAAAAACAATTATTAATGCAAATGCTGCGGCTCTGGCAATGAAGATTAAACAAAAAGAATTAACACCTTTGTACGTTGAGTTTGTTAAGGCTTCAGCCTGGGATGGGAAACTTCCTACCACTATGGCTGGTGGATCCGGAACCTTTCTAAACATCAAACAATAATTTTAGTACAACACTAAAATATAGAAACCCTACAAAAACTGTGGGGTTTTTTGATTTATCAAAAATTAATTATTAAATTTGTAATATGGAAAAAAGAAGTACACACTACGGAGATGTCTCAAATTGGATTGAAAAAGTTATTAATTCTTGTGAGACCAGAGATCAACTATTTTCGGCAAAAAGATTGATCTATAATTTTCAAGATAAATTAATTAGAGATTTGGGTTATTTCAACCAGTCAACTATTATATCACCAATTGAGGTTACCTGGAAAATAAAGTTTCAAGAATTATCTAAAAAAACAAAATAAAAATGATAGGTAAAGTAAAATTAAAAGATGGTAATTTAGTTTTAATTGATAAACACGGAGAAACACCGGTAAGTCCAAATAACCCAGTTAGATTTCAAAACCTATTAAATAATAGACTTGTAAATGAAGATCATTGTTGGGTTGATTATACAATTGAAACTATAGCAATTGGTGATAGTGAATTTGATGTTATAGACTCCGATGTTGTAATAATTGAAAAAGTTTATGATAAAACTTTTGGCACCGATAAAGAAAACGTATCTGTTGCAACTGAGAGATATAATAAAAACAAATACCCAATTGGTGGATTTGCACCTGGGTTTTACACCAATAGATGTATTACTTGTCAAAAGTATTGTGTTGGCGATAAGAAAGCGGTTCAGTGTGAAATTTGTGCATTGGAAAGTGAAATGAATCAATAATTTTATTATCTTTGTCTTATGATTCAGGACAAACTAAAAAACATACCACAAAATCCAGGTTGCTACCTTTTCAAAAATGACAAGGACCAGATCATTTATGTTGGTATGTCAAAGTTTTTACCTAAAAGGGTCTCATCCTATTTCCAAAAAAATCATACAGATCAAAAAACAAAAACACTCGTTGAGAGTATCCGGGACGTTGAGTTTGTTATTACCTCATCCGAACAAGAGGCAATTATCACAGAGGAAGAACTTATCAAACTTTACAAACCAAAATTCAACATCAAAGGTAAAGACGACAAAACAAGAAAGTGGTCCCTTTGCTTTACTGATGAACCATTCCCAAAACTTGAAATTGTAAGAGAAAAAACTGATGATCGGGTAAGTCTTGATTTTACTTCCGGAATGTT